GTATCTTTGGGTGGGTATGGGTTACTGATTGTGATTATCAACCTCGTGAATTTGAGATTGAGTTGCACAATCGTATGGGTGTAGAACACTACACCAAAACCCTCCTACATGAACTGTGGCATGTGTATCAGCATGTTAAAGGTCATTTAAAGGATAATCGTAAGCAGCGTTTGTGGAAGGGTGTAGACCACTCTGATACAGACTATGATGACCAACCATGGGAACAAGAAGCAATTCAAATGGAAGACATTCTATTTGAGAAGTATCAGTCCCACTTGACAAACTCTAATTTTTCAGTATAATTATGAAAACCGAATTTATTTGTGTTAAGCCCAGGTCTGAAGTAGCATCTGATAGGTTCTACAATAGGATGGATAATCTTCATTCATGTAAAGTAGAAGAGCGTAAGAATGGTAGAGTATATCTTAAATCTATTTCAGGACGTTACATATTTTCTATGTCAGAGAATGGTGATGATCATTGGGAAGTCATTAAATAGTAATAAAAAACTATGAAAGATCAGAATACTGTTGATTATTGGGATGATTCCTATGAGGAGAAGTGGAAGAGAGCACACAGTTTATACATTGAATCTATTTTAAAACCTGATAATGAGTTACGTTCTTGTGCTCATAATCAGAAATGTTTCAATGAGTTAATGTCTATTCGTCAAGAAGTATTAGAATATGTAAAATCAATGTTATGGAATTCATAGATGAAATGATGAAAAATCCGTTAAGTCCAGTTAAGAACACTAGACGAAATTACTACAAACATTTGGAAAGAACTGTAATGGAAGTTGAAGTTCAATTTAAGGATGAACCACCAGCATGGATACCATTTGATACACTAATAGCAATGCAGGGTATAGAAGATGTTTGATCGTTTCTTTGCCCCACCTATTAAGAAAGTATCACCTCATTCAAATCTTTATGAGATGATTTCAAATCTTAAGAAGCGTGTTGAGCAGTTGGAAGAAGAAAATATAGAGATAAATAAGAGAATTACTAATATCCAACCAGTTGTATATAATATAACTGGTAAGGATCAACTTACTAAATAACATCGCCTAGTAAAACTACTATGTCTTATTCTATTACGCTACGTTCACCAGATGGTACTGAAAATGTTGTTGAGTGTGAAAGTGACCAATATATTTTAGATGCTGCCGAAGAATCAGGTATAGATCTTCCATCTTCATGTCGTGCTGGAGCATGTTCAACATGTGCTGGTAAAATTGTAGAAGGAACAGCAGATCAATCTGAACAATCGTTTCTTGATGATGATCAATTAGAAGCAGGTTTTATTTTAACTTGTGTTGCTTATCCTGAATCTGATATGGTTATAGAAACTGAAAAGGAGGAAGTACTCTATTGAATGATAAGAAAGCAGCAAAGAAAATAATCAAAAGAGCAAAAAAACATCCTGATTGGTATACTAAATCGGATGTAAGATTTGCTAAAATGGTTAAAAAAAGAATCAAACAAGAAGAAAAAATTGAAAAGGAACAGCATGACATCTGATTATAAGGACCATTCTTTAAATCTATTAAAAGAAATGGTTGATGATTCTATTCAGCATACTGATGCAACTCCAAAGGAAATTCGTGATTCTATCGTGAATACAGTGAGAGATCAGATTGAATATCATTTGAAGTGTGTTGATAGAGCAAGTGAATTTCTTGCTCTTTTGAAGCATCATGATAAAACAATGCCAAAGGATGATAGAAACGCAGTTACTCAAAAGGATTGGGATGATTTTTGGAGTCCTTCTAGGGGTAGAGAATTGGATGAAGTAAATAAAATTATTAAAAAGGAAGGGTATGAATATACTCCTCCAACGTCACATAATAGAGTGACACATCTTCCTACACGTTATTAATCATGACATTATCACAACAAACATTAGAACCATTAGAAGAGGCACAGGGGCTTATTCGCACTGCGATTAAGTCTGCATCCGTGAATGAAAAACCTATTGTAGTTCATCAACTTTCTAAATTGTTGATGGATATTGAACATTGTAAGAGTTTTGATCACATCATGGATATGATGGAGCAGCATCAGTCAAGTTAAGAAGTATTACTCTACTCTAAAGAGAATATTAAGTTTATAGATATTCTGTATAGATATGTTAGAATGTTCACACATTACTTCAAAAAACTATGATCAATCTCGACGAACGCTATCAGTCTTACTTACATGGAAATAAGAAAATGCGGATTGATGGTATTAGTGAAAGAGTTAAGGGTTATGGTTGGCATGATGATGGAAAGGAAGTTGTTGGATATTATGTGACAACAGAGAATTATCAGTTATATTATAATTTGAATGAGCAGTTTGTAAAAATGGAACCACTTAAAGAATTAGAACCAGTTGCTTGACAAACTCTCAGTTTTTTGCTATCCTTGATTTAGAGTAAATTTTAAGATGAAATTTAAAGTGATTTTACTCACTACTCTTTTGTTATCACCATTACCTGCATTTTCTCAGGTGAATGTGTATGATGAGTGTACTCGTTACATTTATAAAGAAGAGTATATTCCTGGTTATTATGATAATACAGGAAGATATAAATCAGGCACAATTAGAAAACATAGAGAAAAAGTGCCTTGTACATCTAGTGGAGGATACCATCAACAACAATTTCATAGAAGTTCTCAACAAACTAGACAAGGAGTGGGATGTAATAGGGGAAGTAGAGTAATGAGTGGTTTACTTGGTGGTGGTCTTGCTGCATTAGTATCCAAAAAGGATGCCTATATTTGGTCTATTCCTGTTGGAGTTATTGGTGGTGTAGCAGTAGATAGAGCAGGATGTTCTTAGAATAGTTAATATTAGTATTTTAATTATCGTGTCGTTAGTGGCACATTTTTCCTTTTGTTTTGTTTTAATTTATCATGAATAGTTTTAATGTTCTTTATGCTGTTCCGCTTGCAATGGTAATGGCGGCACCAGTGTCAGCACAGTCGCAGTATTATCCACCTAATTATTATGGTGGTGGAAATAGTGCTCCAGTTGTTGTTCCTCCTACAATTATTAATACAGCACCTCCAAAAACTTATGAGCATAATTCTTCAAAGAAATCTTGTAAAGAAAGTGAGATTGATTTGTTCTTGTTTGGTATTAGAAGGACTACTGGAGATTGCACTCCTTAATATATAATATATTAAAGATGTATGGAAAGATGAAAGTAAACACAATTTTATTTGGTTCGTTGTTTGTATTGGGATCTACTATTCCGGTATTAGCAGAACAAACTGACTACCGTCCAGGTGGTATGTCAGAAGAGCAGTGTTTTAAGTATGAGTATCGTGAAGAATATGTACCAGGAACAAGAAATAATCCTGGATATGTAAAATCGTATAAGGATAAAGTTGAAGTTCCTTGTCATAGGGAGAGTAGACCAAGACCAGAATTTATGCCTTCTGAGACTTCATCTAATGTAGATGAGAATTCATGTGTGGAAGGTAGTATTATAGGTGGCATTACTGGAGGTGCTCTTGGTGGTGTATTATCAACGAAAGATAATTGGATTTGGTCTATTCCTGCTGGTGTAATTGGTGGTTCTATGGTTGGGTGTCAGGTTGATGGTGGTTAACATCTGAGGCCCTGAAAGTGTATTCTTGTTGTAAATTCCGTGAATGAAATGTTTGACTATGAGGATGAATCTGGTGAAATGGAAGAGTTTATTGCTGAATGTGAAAGAGAAGCAGAAAGACTTGAAATAACTGTTGATTATTATCTTGCGGAGTTTGTATGAATTGTGACATGCATATTGACTATGATAGGCATCTCATGCATAAGAATGTGTGGAGAGTTTATGTAGAGATGCCTATGCAAAGTTCACCGAAAGATGCTCTTGAATTTTTGAGTATTTCAGTTGATGTTATTGCATCTGATCGTGATTTGGCACAATATATTGTAGCAAGGATGTATCCTGATTATGAATCAATTTCTGTCGATGATTCCCCACTTTCCTCATGAAGAACCAGAAGGATATTCTTATGAAACAAAGCATTTCACCAGTGATATCCTTTCTATTTGGTTACACCATCCCAATATTTACAGTTATACTAGCAATCGTGTTAGTACGATCTGGGGATTTTACAACACAAAAACAAAGTGCTATCATGCGCCTCTTACATCCACCAAGCACGGAAATAAGGTAGAGGTATCACAAACCACTCCTTATTCTGCTATGCCACGTACACTTAATCCATTGGAATCTTTATTGTATGTCTGACGCTTATGTTCCTAAACTGAATGATTATGTTATATGGGATCAAGGTAAACATGGTTATAATGAAG